AACAGGAAAGAAGTTCTCTCAGAAGTGATATTATGGATTGGTTCGACGTTCTCAAGAAAAAGAAGAAACCCTTCAAGGGATACAACAAGAAAATCCATGCGAGAACAGGGGGGCTGAGTGCCAAGGGCCGAGCCAAATTTAAGCGCGAGACTGGTGCTAATCTAAAGAAACCAGTCACCACTAAGCCTAGTAAATTGAAACCCGGAAGCAAGGCCGCTAAGAGAAGAAAGTCATTTTGTTCTAGGTCAAGGGGGTTCAAGCGTGATGATGGTACTTATAGCGAGAAGGCTAAAGCGGCAAGACGCAGGTGGAATTGCTAATGGCAGAGAAAAGACGATTTTCAATAGCGAGACTATTCAGAGACACTACCCCCAAACCAGAAGACAGACAGGTATTCAATCCGGGGATTCAGGAGAAAGACACCTCCTACTTCCTCACTACTCCTATCATATACAACCTAGCGAAGCAGTCTACTATTGTTAGGACATGTACTACCCAACTAAAGCAGGAGATATTCCGAAGGGGCTACATTTGGGAAGAGGCATTCGTATCTCAGTGCAATGAGTGTGGTAACAGGCATCAGAGTCCAGTGAAGGAGTGTGCAGATTGCGGCTCCACTGATTTGAGGAAACCGGACAAGAACCAACTGAAATACGCACAGAAGTTCCTAGAGCAACACGTGAACAAATCAGAGCAACTATTCATCGACGTACTCAAGGAGATGGAAGATGACCTCAACATCATAGATGATGCATATCTGGTAATGGTCAAGGAATACTACTTGGATAACAACAATACAATCAAGATGCACAGAATCAAGGAGATATACAGGGGTGACCCCGTAACTTTCCACCTATACACAGATGATGTCGGACAGAGGGGAGTCAAGGGATTCACCTGTCTTAGACATAGGAATCAGGTTACGCAAGACAAACATGAGTGTTGTGAGGTATGTGGAAGTGCTATGTTCCCCGTACACTACGTCAACAGAGTCAAGGGGGAAGAGCAGTACTTCATCGAAGGTGAGGTTCTGCATTTCAGCAAATACTCTCCTTCTAGGTTGTATGGTACTTCACCGATAATCACACTATGGAACAACGTCACTACGCTGATGGCAATGGAGAACTACGTCAACTCATCATACACCAAGGCTAGAATGCCAAGGGGATTACTGGCAGTGCAGACTAGAAACATCGATTCGATGAAGTCGTTTTGGCGAGGGGTCAAGGAGAAGATTGAGCAAGACCCTCATTTCATACCAGTGATGGGAATAGAAGCAGAGAATGGCAAAGGCTCTGTTGAGTGGATTAATTTTATGAACACTCTGAAAGAGATGGATTACATCGCTGTCAAGGAAGACTTGCGAGATAGGATTGCCGCATTCTACGGCGTGAGTAAAATCTTCATGGCAGACAACTCTGCCAGTGGTGGGTTGAACAACGAGGGCATGCAGATACTCGTAACCAACAGGGCAGTAGAGATGGCTCAGACAATTTGGAACAACTACGTGTTCCCGTTTATGACTCTAGAGTTCGGCATCACTGATTGGAATCTAAAGTTACCACCATCAGAGGAAGAGGATGAGATTGCCAAACTGAGGAAGAGGGAGATAGAAGTCAACGTAGCAGGGGCCATCAAGAACCTAGGCTTTGAAGTTGACATGGATGACGAAGGCAGGTTCACCTATTACAAACCAGAACCGAAGGAAGACCCAAATGCACAGGAAGGAGCAGAAGAGGGATTTGAGTTAGACCCATACGCAGGTACGAACATAGACCAATCACAATTAGGTCAGATGATGGATGCTGGAACTAGACCAACTGGCGAGGAAGCAGGTAAACCTGCTACTGTAAAAGGCAGAAACAAACCCAGCATGAGTGAGGGTCCAGATAAGAGATTCACAGGTTTACCGAAGGAGGCAGGTAATCGCAATGTCGATAGGCGGACAGAGAGGCGGGTCGGTTGAGCAGACTGCTTGAAGCGGCAAGGAAATGGAAAGAAGAGATTGACAAATTGAATGCGGAGACAGATGAAAGAATTAGATTATTCGTGGAGGAAGGAATATGGAATGGCAAAAAATATTGAAGTTGAAAGGAAAGCAAAAGGAACTTGATGTAGACGACGATGGAGACATCGATGCAGAGGATTTCAAGGAATTGAGGAGGAAAAAAGATGAGTGATAAAAGCGTAAGACAATTGGAAAGAGAGTTAAAGGCCGCTAGGGTAGAAGAGAGAAGGGAACAGACAAATAGAGTAGAGAAGAATAGAGACTATTCCATTGGTGGTGTTGACAAGGATACCACAGTGGAGAAGAAGATACCATCCTCTGCTGACATCCCCGATGTAATCATACTTCCCAAGAAGTCCAAGAACAAAAAAGAAAACATCCCATTCTACTAGGTGAGTGTGATGCTACTTCTGAAAGCGGACACTAAGTACGACAAGAAACTTAGGACTGCTATTGGAAAACTTGAAGGAGAACAGAAAAAGAAGTTTGATGAAGAAGTCAAAAAAAGAATGGAAGCATGGACTAGGGATTACATCGCTGGAAAGACTGCTCCATTCATGGATGACATAATATCTGGTAGAGAAAGGATTCCACCAGAATACCAAAAGAGGTATGACAAATTAAAAGATACAATAGAAGAGCAACTCAAGTATCCGGGCATCAGTAAACTAACTGAAAAAAAGGACGACTTGTTCGATGATGAGTTTGATGTTGCTGATTTGAGTATAGGTGACATCACCATTGATTTCGATGATGTAATCAATAAAAATCAATTGAAGAAACTATGGATAGAGAAGACCAAAGGGGCAGACAAGAAGTTTCCAGATGTTAAGACGGCAGACTATGATTATCTTGTAGACGAAATAGAATCGGAAACTACAGGGCCGAGAAGACCAATGCGGAAACCAAGAATGCAGTTTAAGAAAAGCATCAGTGGTCTAGCATACAAGAGCAAGTATTCCAAAGAAGCCCTCAAAGCACCTAAGAAAGAAAAGGGAGAGTCTGCCGAAGACTTTGAAACAAGAAAGAAGCAACACCAAGCACTCAAGGAAGAGTATGAGAACGATAAATTTGCTTGGAAGGGTTACGTCAAATCCTTTGGTAAGTATTATCCAGAGTCAATAGAAGACCTTGTTAATAATCCGGATGAAAAATCCAGTATGTATAGTACAGTTGTCTTTCAAGATTTTGAGGAGAAAATGAGTGAGATACTAAAGGACGTTAAGGCATACGATGCCAAGAAGGTAAAGTCACAATACCAATCCAAGAAACTAGCAGAGATGCTTACAAAGAATGAATCAATGAGAAAACTACTTGAGGAAATTAGACAAGAGAAACTGGCCCCTCCTCAAGATAAGGTAGATGCGAAAAGGAAGAGAGTAGAGAAAGCGGTTTACCTAGGTTTGTCTGGTACGGAAATACCTGTCCCTGATAACGCCATGAGAGATTGGGTAAGAGACAGCAATCTAAGAAGAGAGTTCATAGATGCTAGAAGCAAGAATCAATCTGAGGTCACTTTGGAGAATCAAGTTGAAGAGTATAATGATTTGATAAACACATTATTCGACCCGAAGAGAGCAAAGCACTTGAGAGATAGAGGTAAAATAGAGAGTAGAAAACAAGTCATAGGAAGCAAGAAGGGTGCTGAGACTGAAATCAGAAAATATCTGAGCAAGGAGTTTGGAGTAAAGGGCATAGCCGTAAAACGAAGTGGCAGGGACATTATCGTAGAATTCTCAGAGAGGTCAAAAGCCCGACAAGAGAATATTGAAGCGGTCAAGAGAGCAATGAACGCTCAGGCTAGATATGAATCAGCACCAGAGTCAGGGAAAGTGGTGGCAGGTAGAGAAAGAAAATTACAGAGGGAGGCTGTCGCGGCATACGAGAGGATATCTCCAAAAATAAGGGATTTACTCAAGAAACTACTCTACAAGGGTAAAGTTGCGAAGGATGCCATTGACCTGAGTGAGTTGTTCATCACCAAGGACAGTGAGTGGAACGGAACCTCATGGGACAATCCAGTAGTGAGAGAAGATGCAAATGGTATGGAAGCCACTGAGATGATGAAGGAGTTAATGGAATCTGCTGGCGAGGACAGGATGAAACCACCAAGAGAGGTCAAGGAGATAGATGTCGCTAGGAGAAAGGGTAGATTCGTACAGGATGTACAAGGCGAGGCTATGGAAAAAATTAGAAGTTCAACTGACATTGAATTACTTGTAAAAAATAAGCCTAAGTATGATACGATTAGGAAGACCTTGGTTTTCTTAGAAGATGATATTGAAGATGATATAAAGTTCCTCGACCGCCGTAGAAAGGTCGAAGGTAAAAGAGATGTTATTGAAAGTAAGTTACAAGGCGTTGCTAATGTCGTTGCCTACTTTGAAGTGTCTAGCAAAGATAAAGCCGGACGTTCAAAATACAGAGAAATGAAGGGATATCTAGAACAACTTCAAAAAATAACCAGTATGCTATCCAGTGGTATTGAGAATGAACAAAAGAAATTGACTGGGAGAAAATACGAAAATACCAGAGAGTTAACCGAGGCGAGAGCGGAAATAGACTCTAAGGTTCAAGAGATGAAAAAGGACTATGATATGAAGGCTAGAAAAATAGTTGATGATTTTTCACAAGCGCAACGCAAAATAACCGCTACTATTGGAGAGAGTAAAATTAAATCTCCATTCAGAGGTTCTTTGAAGCAAGACCTAATTTCCTATGGTGAGAAAGTTGAATTTGATTTGGAAAATGCTATCGAAGAAACTAAAGAATTAATAGAAAGAGAATATCAATCATTGGAAATATCTGAGTACGAATCAATCATCGAAGAGTTTGACGAGGTTTACGAAAAGGCACAAGATATCGTTAGAGATTCTCAAGAAGACTAATTAGCGAGATAAAGGTGGAGCAAGTATGAGTTGGCAATCTATTCTCAAAGCCGACTCTGTTCTAGATAAGATGAGCGACAAGCAGAAGAAGAAAATCAAGAAACTCCTGCAAGCCTCACAGCCAACTGAGATGTTCGGTAAGGACATGACCAAACTATCTGACCTGATAGATGAACTGAGTGGTGTTGATTTCGTGAAGTCAAGCAAGTCATTACAGAAGAAAGTCACTAAGTTTGAGGAAAAGAATTTAGACATCATGGCTTCTGCCGCAGAACTGAGGAAGGACTACGAGACACTTTACTTGCAGATTAGAGAACAGATATATCCGAAGAAGAAGGGGGATAAGTAAGATGACATGGGAAGAAGTATTGAAATTTGATGATTTTGCAGGTGACATGGACGGCACAGCCGCAGATATGGACAGAGAAAACTCTGACAGAATCGCCGAGTATAACAGGGCTAAGGGCTTCTTGGAGGAAGATATTGCCAATGTCATTCGTGAACTAGAGGAATTACAAGAGATGATGGAAAGTGGACAGTCTATTGAGGACTATGGCACTAATGAAATGAAACAACTCAGCGATGCACTAGGAAAAGTAAGCGTACTACTACAATGAGATGATAAGATGACATGGAAAGACGTATTGAAGTATAATGTAAACGTACCAACGCCACCGAACGACAGACCGGGTTCTAGACTGGTCACTTGCCCGAATTGCAATGGTGCGGGACAAGTAGAATCTATGTACTCGCCTCCCGGTGAGAAACCAAAGATGGAGACATGCTACGTGTGCAACGGTAAGGGAGCAGTAACGGAAGACAGAGCAGAAAAAATACCCACAAGACCGCCTCAAAGAATGGGGCCAACCGCGAGCCAAGCATAAGGTGAATAAGATGACAGAACAAAATGAAATGTTAGTTCTACTGAAAGAACTAGTGGACAAGGTGAAGAATCTAGAACAAGCAGTGTACAACAAGGACAACCTACTGATGAAGTCAGGCTTCGTTGTTGCAGACTCCCCAACCCCATCTATGGGTAGCAACGATGATATGCCAAGCGGCGATGTCATAGCAAAGATGGATTGGGAAGACATACACAAGATAGTCGAGACAATGGGGTGATTAGATGACATGGGAAAGTATATTGAAGAATCAAGGAAGACAGATGCTATTGGATGCGATAGTGCAACGTTATGGTTTAGATGCATTAGAACAACAGTTTGTTCAAGCGCAAGGACTAGCCCCTGAGAACTTGTACAAAGGTCTTGCAGATTTCATAAAGGGCGGTTCAACATTAGAACAAGCGATTGCAGAAGAGCAACAGGCAATACAAATGAACATGGCATCTGGACAAGGAGCGGGTGGGCTTACACCACAACAGTATCAACAAGATATGCAACGGAGGTAATTAGATGCCGGAGAAAATAAACAAGGAAGAGATGCTTGTCCATGCAACGATAGACAAGGCCAAGAAAGTAATTCAAGAAGCAAACAAGTTAGGCATCCTTGAGAACAAAGACCCTGTGATGGGTGAAGAGGTCAAGGTAAAGAGGCCCAACAAGAATCCACCAGAGGAGAAGGTGGACAATCCAGTTTCAACTGATGACATCAATTCAGGATACGGACTTGCTGGCGGTACTAACTAAGGGGGCATGTTGTTGAATGCCCATATCCGGACTTGAATTTGAGAAGGAAACAGAAGACCTAACGAAAGAGGTCTTGGATTTCTTTGAGAAAGTTCGATATGCATACCTGTCTGCTAGGAACAATCCATCGGAATACTCCGATGATTGGGCGGAGAGTGTGGAATACATCAAAGAACAATATGATTCTCTGAGTGACTTCTCTTCTGAGTTGAAGGATTATGTCGATGAGAAGATAGTCTTCGACAAGGGAGCCAAGAAACCAGAATCAGTCGAGGCCAAGAAACTGTTTGAGGCTGTCAAGGACATGAGGTTCAGGTCAGATAAGGTGACTGACCCATTCTCCAAGAAGTTTGGAGAGGATGATGTCATACCTACAATGTTAGAAAACGAGTCTGTCCTAATTGCATTCTTGCATTACGCACTACGTTCACATTCCAAAGCATTGCCTGACAAGGCATGGGATACGAAGAACCTAGATTCTGATGAGATAACTGATGGTTTCATGGGACTCGATTTAGATGAAAATGACTTGGGACTCTACATCATAGAGCATTACGGCAAGGAGGATGAGGATAACAAGAGAATAGAATCTAAGGTCAAGAACGGATTGAAGACCTTGAAGGACATGTTCCTCAGAGAATACGAGAAGCCTAGATGGGACAACTTACTGGAAGTCGATATAAAAAAAGAAGAGAAGAGCGATGAAGAGAAGGCTGAGATTGACTTCATAGTTCCCAATAAGCCGATGTATCGCATCTTTGAGTTAGATGACATGGAGAGCATCAAGGGTCTTTCCGGTGACTTTCTAGTACAGGAGAAGTATGACGGGATGAGAATCCAACTCCACAAGAAGGGAGAGAGCATCAAGGCTTACTCGTACAACAAGAAGGATATTTCAGATGCATGCAAGGAGCAGATAAAGAAACTGAAGGAGAAGCAGTTTGGAGATTGCATACTGGATGCTGAACTGGTTCTGTTCGATGGTGATGAGCCACTGCATAGAGCAGATACGATAACTCACGTATTCAAGAAGAAGAAAGGAGGACAACTCAGAGCGCATGTGTTTGACATCATGCACCATGAGGGAACCGACTTACACAGCGAACCTCTGAGGGAGAGAATCAACACTCTCCTCTATCAATTCAGCCAACACTCCTCCGAGCAATTGGCCTTCCCATCTAAGAAGGATACGAGAATGGCTGATTCTATCAAGGAAGTCGGTGAGTATGCTAAGGACATAATGGAACTACCTGCCTCCGAAGGTGTCCTGATAAAAGACCTAGAGTCTACCTACTACATAGGAAACAGAAAGAATCCAAAGTGGATTAAATGGAAGAAGTTCGTTGACTTGGATGTTATAGTCCTCGATAAGAAATCAACCAAGAGCGGTATGAAGTCATACACCCTAGGCGTTGGCCCTGTCACTGCTGAGGTTGCGAGAACCTACAAGACCACTGAGTATGATGATAAAGAGTACCTTCCAGTCGGTAAGGCATTGAACACAAAGGAGAATGTGGATGTCGGAAGCATAGTCAGAGTCAAGGTCGATGAGGTGAAGAAGAACAAGCAGGGCTTCACATTGTACTCTGCTAAACTGATAGAGATACCAGAGGTTGATTCATCTGATAAGGTAGAGACATTGGAGCAACTTGCAACCAAAACTAGGAAATCTTTGTCTTCTGATGCGAGTGAGGCAATTAGTAGCCTGAACCCATTCAAATTAGTCAGTGGTCTGACTCAATCTAAGAACAGTAAAAAAACAGTCAAGAAAGGTTTCTTCATCACCGATGGGATACATGGAAAGGCCGAGGTGATTGCAAAGAGTGAGTTTGACGGCTTCACAATCTATGGGTTTGATGGAGATTCCCTAATGGCTAAGAATGCCCTTTACAACATAGATGTCTGGAAGAAGGAGATGGAGTCTCTTGTAAAATCAAGAAGGTCTGAGTTGAGAATTGCCATCCGTAATGAAATAATAGAGACATACGATAACGACAAGACACCGTTTGGCAAAATAGTAGAGTTCGTTAAGAAAGAGTATCCAGAGATATTTGAGGATGTTTTCAACTCCTCTGATGAAACTCTCATGGGCTGGATGAAGGAGCAGGAGAGTCTCAGATACCATCACCCTAACAAGTTCACAGCACTAGATGACGTATTGGAAAAGGACGTTGAGGAACCAGAGGTTTCCAAGGTTGACTCTGGTAGGTTCAGGATTATGTTGAGAGAAGATGGTAATCTGGACTTCATTTTGAAATTAGGTGAATCTAGGAACTTCTGGATGATTGATATTACAGAACTAGATGACGTATACGATTTGTTCGGTAAGTCACAGAAGTTCCCTGCCATTGTTGGTAAGGACTTAGGCCCACATAGAAAGGAGATAGATTCTGGTGATGTCGAATTAGGAGTTCAACGTGAGGGCTATCACGAATACAAGATTACAGGAGACAAGTTCGATACTAGATTCCATGTTAGAGTCGTTCCTCTAGATGAGAAACAAACTTGGGTGGTTTGGACTGGTAAGAAGCAAGAGATGTTAGACCTAGATTCTGATGAGAATCTGTGGGATATCACAGAAGACAAATATGCAAAATTAGAACTTCCAGAGTAATTTTGCATGTTATGTTAAATAGTAAGACTTTACACTTTTGGGAGTGTTAGTTTCAGGAGACATGCTACTAAAGGCAGAAAACAACAATGAATTTACGATTCTAAAAGCAGATGAACTGGTCATAGGAGGATATGCATCAATAGAAATGGTCGATAAGCAAAACGACATGATTACCCTTAGTGCATTAGATGAAGCAGTCAAACAATACATGGGAGAGAAGAAGTACAGAAACGTGATGTCAAATCATTCAAATGTTCAAGTCGGGGAGGTAATCGAGAAATATCGAGACAAAAACGGAAATCTACACAAGACTACAGTAGATGACGTTGGGTTCTATGTCGTAATCAAAATGAGAGATGACATAGAAAAAGCAAAAGAGATTTCAAGAGGCATCCGAAAAGGAACACTTAGGTCATTTAGTATAGGAGGACAGGCAATTTCCAAGAAGCAGAGAACATCTGACGAACATGGAGAGTACAACGAGATAGACCGTTTGGAACTACATGAAGTCACAATCTGTGAGAAGGGAATTAATCCAGAAGCAAAATTCGACATTTTAAAACAAGATGTTGGAGGTGAAGAAAAAATGAGTGAAAAATTGGAAAAAGCACTTGAGGAATTGAACGACTTGATGAAGCAGGTCGGGCAAATCAGCAAGGAAGAAGATGAAGAAGAAGACATGGACGGCGAGAAGAAGGGTCTTCCCGGCGGAGATGACGCACCTACCGAGGCTGAAGGAAACGAGGCCGGAGAGGAAGTTGTTTCTGGTGGAAACCCCAAGGCTTCCCCAAAGGCTCTCTCTGTTAGCAAGGGACTAGAGGACAGTGATTTCACTACCCTCAATCTGTCTGCTGAGAATGTCGAGAAGGCATACGAGGCATTCAAGGCCGAGCAACTAGAGAAGATGGCCTATGAGAACCTGAGCAAGACTTTTGCTACTAGGTTCGCAGAGGAACTCGATGTCAAGAAGTCCACGGCTGAGAGAGCAGAGTACGATGCTCGCGACGACGTTGCTGGACTAAAGGCTGAGTTCGCAGAACTACGCAAGTCTCTTACCGAGAAGAACGATGATATTCGTAAGGCACAGGAAGTCGCCTTTGGCATCCCCGAAGGATTCCCAACAACTGTTGAGGAAGCCGGAGAGATGTCATGGGATGATATCCATAACCTAACGAGGGGCAACTAGGAGTTGATGAAAGATGACAGGATATATTAAGACGATGAAAGACCTAGAAGCGGCAACCTACGGACTACGTGGAAGTTCCGCTCTATTGAAGAGTGCCGGAATTGTTGGAGGATTTGGAACTCCTCACGACGACGCTTCCGGAAACCCGTTTAGCGGCAGTGCGGCCTCTAACTTGGGCGACCTATACAACGTTCTCTATGGACAGAAAGTTTGGTCGATGCTAAACCAAGAGGTAAACGCGCTATCGATTATGGCTAAGAGGCCATACACCTCTAGCGGGTGGAGAGTGCTAAAGAGCCGACCTCAAGGTGGCTCTGGAAGTTCATTCGGTATTGGTACAGGAGCCGTTGGCTCTGCCGCACCAAAGGCTGACCTTATTGGTGGAGTGCCTGAGAATGAGGCTCTTAGCAACATCTCTGCACTAGCACCTGAGTATGCTAAACTCTACATCAGCCCAAAGACCGTTGCTCACAAGTTTGAGTTCTCGGAACTTGGTATGGAACTAGCCGCTATTGACGACGGTGTTGGTGACATCAGGGCTATTGTCCGTGAGGACATGGGTAAGCATCACGCAGAGTCGCAGAACGTTATGCTACTGATGCCTCTTGAGAAGATGAGTGACCTACAGGGCGCAACTAACACTGACAGGAACTACACTTCTCTGTTCAAGATAGTTGCATCGGCAGAGGAGATTGGTCAGATGTACCTAGATAACGTTACCGAACTAGGAGCAGATGACTCTGGTACGCCAGCAGTATCTCCCGAACTAACTAGAATCTTCGGAGATGTAAGGCCAGTAGCAATCGGAGGCTCGCACGGAAGCGAGACTGCAACCGCAACTGCCTCTTTCCTAGATGCAGAGGTTGACTTCGGTACTGGATACGCAGATGGAACCGCAAGGGTTCTGACTCTCTCCATACTGAACGACATGATTAGGAGAATCAGGCAGAACGGTGGAAGCCCCAAGGTAATGATAACTGGATACGATACAATCCAGCACATATCTGACCTACTACAGAGCCAAGAGAGGTTCATGGACAGGAAGGAGATTGTCCCAACCCACAACGGCGTTAGGGGTCCAAAGGGTGCAGAGGTCGGCTTTAGAGTCGCAACCTACTACGACATACCCATCATCCCAGCAAAGGACATGCCATCAACTGGTCTGTCAACAAGCAACAGGCTGACTGACATCCTACTGCTAGACACTGACCATCTGTGGCTATCGGTGATGAAGCCTACTCAATACTTTGAGGATGGTATCTCCAACGGCAACCCATTCGGTGTTGGCAAGTTGGGTAACCAAGGGCTGTACAGAACAATGGGCGAGACTGCTTGCTCCTTCTTCAAGGGACAGGGTAAGATTACCAACCTAAAGAGTGCGTGAGGTGATTAAGTGGCAGTTACAGTTACTTTAATCGCAGACCATAAGGGCTTTACTGGCCCCAAGGTTCACGGTGATGAGTACTATGTTGACGCACTATGCAACGTCACTTCATACACAACTGGCGGAGAAGTGGTCACGGCGGCATCTTTGGGCCTATCTAGCATACATCAGGTATTGATTACTGGTAGAGAGGAATCAGGCACGAATGTCATAGTTGACAACGTTCATGCAGAAGTTAGCACAACAGGAGCCTACGAATCTGGAACGTCGTTCAAACTTCACGCAACGGTTGCGTCAAGTGGTTCGGCTACCGGAAGCGGTGCTACAACAGTCAACATGGTAAGAGTCCGAGTATACGGGCTTCTTTGAGTAAAACATAAAGTAGCGGCCCTCTTCCTAGAGCAACAGGAAGGGGGTTGCTACCCCCAATTAATGGGTGTAAATATGGTTAAACTTAGGTTGAAAGAAAGGAAACTAGACGGCCCTCTAGTAAGAGTGCTAGGTGGTAAGACATACGAAATAACACATGAGGAAGATGTTGACGTACCACTGGTTTATGCAGTGAGCATCATGTACAGTTTGGACTACAAGTTCACTGATGAGGACCGTAAGGACTTCTCACTACTAGGAGAGCATAAGTTAGGTACTCTCAAGATGGTGACAAACACTCGCACTGATGATGAGTTGAAGGACAAACTCTCAATTAGGAAATCTATGTTCGCTAGTAAGAAACCCAAGATTGCAGAGAAGAAAGAAGAAACAGAAAAAGAAGTTGGACCGTTGCCTCCTGATTTAGATAAACTAACGGTGAAGAAACTTCAAGGATTATTGGACGAAAGGGGAATATCTGCGAAGGGTAAAAAAGCAGACCTAATCAAAGCACTAGTGGAGAGTGAATGATTATGGCAGTTTCAGGATGTCTATCAAGTGGGGTCATCTCCTCTAGCACCTTAGTCTCTCCACAACGAACTAAGTTAGTTAGTATCCACGTAACATCAAATGCAAATGCCGCGAATATCATCAAGGTGTTTGACAGCAGTGATACTAGCACTTCTGGAGATGTGGAGATTGTCAGGATAAACACTCGCTCAGACAATAGCGGTACTAATGTATTCAATCAAGAGTATGACATGCATGGGGTAGTAGCGGCTAAGGGACTATATGTTCAAATAACAGGTAGTGGGTCTTGTGCTGTAACGGTAACCTTTGTGTGATATTATGCCAAGTTTAGAAAATGATACAAGAATGATAATGGCGATACTGTTCGTTGGAGCAGTAAGTGGAGTGAACGTACTAGCATATGCTGAATATGGAATATCCTTCCCATATGGAGCAGAGGCACATGCAGTATTATTTGGAATTAGCACCATCGGTGCTATACTGATGGTGAAGGTGTTATTCGATGTCTTCATCAGTGACTACATCGAGGATTTCCTACTGAGAAGAGCAATAGACGGATATTGGGGTAGGAAGCAGAGAGAGGAGGAGAACAAGCGCAGAGTAAAGGAATCTCTCAAGCAGTTCAATACTAACTATGCGGTAACACCTGCATTGTATGGTGACCAGAACCTACCAACCATCAAGGCAGAGGAGCAAGGAGTCAGTCCCTCTTTCCTAACTATAGAGAACCAGTGAGGGAGTGATGTGAGTGGTCAGCGAAATCCTATTTGGAATGGATGAGTCAACACTCGCATATGACTTACAAAGAGCGCACTCTGCTGATATCTGGTTTCTAAGGGCTAGGTTTTGGTTTTGGGGTGCAGTTGCTTGCGCCTTTAGTTTTATCATAGGACAAGCGATGGCTATTGCAGGTGTGAATACCCTGTCTATCGCTTGGAACGGAGCAGTAGACTTCTGGAATCATCTGTGGTGATATCTTGTCAGTGATGGCGGGATTCGCCATACTCATTGTCGAGGGACTAAACAAGATATATCAGAGAGTCCATGCCATAAACTTCGGAATATATGGAGCGACCAGAGCGGGTAAGACTACCCTCAATCACCAATTGAGAACTAGAGGAGATGTACCAGACATCAAAACTAGAACAGTAGGACTACAACGTGCTACTAGAAAATACGTCAAACTAGATGGTGATGCACATACAGTGAAGACTGCTGATATTGGTGGACAGACGACATATTGGAATGATTGGATTCGCGATATGAGAAGTCGCAAAGTGAAATACATCATCTTTATGATTGACGATAGGCATATGGACAAGCACTTCGATATAGAGCAACAATTGTGTTGGACTTTCCTAGTAGATACAATTTGTGCGACTGAGTGGGATGTAAATGGTAAAAGGAAAAAGAAGCGCGAAGCAGACTATCCTATTGCAGTGGGAATATGGGCCAACAAGTATGACTTGTGGAAAGACAAGTACAAACATGACGGGCCAATAGAACAACATCCTATCTTCTCAGCATTTAGAGATGGTATTCAGCGATTGAACGACAAGGGCATTCCTTGCTACAAATACATAGTAAGTGCCAAATCGGACTCTGAGATGGTATACAGAGGAGTCCTAACTATGATAAAGGACTACTAATTCGGTGTTATAATGTCAATGTCATTTCAGCCACCTAGTTTGATTGGAGCAACCACTCCATCTGTAACGAATACTGCCTTTATGGATAGATACGAAGCGGCTAGGTCGCCGGGTTCTATAATGACCTATGAGTACAAGAACACCAAACCAAAGAAGCAACTCAAAGAAATAACCAAGATTCTGAAACCAGAAACCAAGACTTTCCTGAAAGTACCATACAAGTTTGCATACAACATCAAAGACAGATGCGTAGTATGTGGAACTCACAAGGTTTGGGAAGCAGGTGACAATCTAAGACCGCCGCTCCCATTGCACAAGGTTCGCAAGGGATACCCGATGAGGGGAACGTACTGTGAGAAACATGCGGCAATACACAGGCAATATGAGATGCTAGAGCAACAGATACTAGCAGAGGAACATGGTCTTTCTTTCAGTGCGTATGTTCCCAAAGCACCATCGGTGTCATCCTTGAATCCATTAAACATGGTTACTGGCCCATTGACCACGCTGAAAGAAAGTGATATCGCTTCTCTCTCAGGTAGTGGTTGGACAATCAAACCTCCACAATCACAAGTTGAAACTAGAGAAGAGGAGTTGTTCAGATTAGTGATTGAAAGTGACGCAATCAATAAGAGGGTGAAAACATTATTGACTGAAGGGGCTAAGGTTGTCACCGTAGAAGAGGGGGATGAGCAATAATGGGACTATTTGGAACAAGTAATTCTTCTTTGATGAATACGATGCAGAGTAATCAACAGGCTCAGTTCAAGACAATGAACAACTTGTTGACACTACAAGAGAACCATGTAGAGGACTTCTTCCAATATCACGGTGAGGCATTCCTAGCCGCGCTATCACAATTGGTCGGAGATGTCGTACAGAAGACTGTTAGCGAGATACTGACCAATCTAGAATTCGTTTCTGCAAGCAATGGCAACCTATCTCTGAGTAACGATGCAGTTGCTAATCTAAATGGAATAACCCAAGCAAACATTGAGTTAGACTTGCAAACGCTACTCGCGTCTGCAATAAACTCAGAAGTCATCATGCAGAGAAGAATGGCTAAGACACAATACCTAGAATCTCAAGGCTTTACTATGCCTCAAGAGCAACAAATGTCAATGGGTGGTATGGGGGCCACAAATCCGGGTGGTGTAGACCCATCAATGATACAGGGCAACAGTGCCGCAGTCGGAATGAACAATGCGATGATGCAACAGCAAATGGCATTCAACAACCAATCGGGATATCCGGTTCCCCCTGCTGGTTATGATAATATGAACAATCCGTATTGGATTGACCCCAACACTGGTCAGATGTCATACACCCCACCTACAAGCGGTCTAGGTTTAGCCTCTGCAATGAGCAAAGGTATTGCTTGGGCAAAGTGGCTTGCTTAGGTGAAGTAGATGGTATTGATTAAGAGAGAAACTTCCGTCAATCTCAATCTAGGAGAAGGAAACAATCTAGGCATATTCAACTACAATGCTAGTGCCAAGGAGAATCTAGACAAATCAGAAGCATTGAGGATGGTTGCATTCCAGATATTCAGAGATGTACAGAAAGGCAGGAATAGAGAAACAAAAATGAAAACTGCAATCAGGAAACACTCTCAGATACTATACCTCACACAGAAGAGTTTGAAGGAAGAGGACAGAGCGGAGTTTCTTGCCAAGGACTATCGGAAGGCTTTGAGGAAATTCATAGATGACCTAGAGGGTATGAAATTACCTGAACTCATACAAATGGCTTCTGACAAACAGTATCTAGATGAAGATGATGACAACGTTGAGCAATTGAGTAAGTTGAATCTCACTATAGGTCAATTAGGAAGCGAAGGTCAACTTCGCAGGGAATTGCAATTGCCTCTAGGTCAGATGACAGATGAGCCTGATGACCTATTGGGAACGTCATTGGCAAGAGCCATGATGGGCAATAAGAACCTAGCACCCCCTAGGGATTACAAGGAGATAATAGAGCATATCGACATAAGGACAGAGGGGGATGCCACTCTTCTCATATTCAGAGCGAAGGACTACCTTCACAGGCTTTTAGATAGTAATGGATACATGGCTAGTGAAAGCACCTCGGACAATCCAGTTGTCAGGAAGGGATTGGAGTATCCAACAGTTAACAACAAGGGTGTCAAGGATAAGAAACCCGTTGTTGAGGATAAAGAAGAAACCGAAGAACAAAGAAGAACTAGAGAAGAGGCTGACATTGGTAGAGAACTAGAAGCAGATATGGCAATAGAAGATGACTCGGAAGGAGTTGAAATAACTGGTGAAGATGATAATCTAGAAGACCTGTCTGATGAAGAGTTTGCAGATGCATTAACTGAACAGACAAAGAAGGTCAAGAAACTGCTAAAGGCTAAGATGGGAGATAAACTAGACCCTGATAAATTAGACCCTACCGGACCATCAGAAAGTATTCTCTCCTTCATCACTTACAAGGATGGTACGTTTACATTGGTAAAACCGGATGGAACAGAAATCAAAAGTAAGTCTGTATCGGATATAGCGAATGATGGTGAGGATGTCACTATCACTAAGACCATGCTTGAGAAGATATTGAAGAAGCCAGTTCCATCTAAGGAAGAAATGAATCCCATACAGAGATTGGTATTCGATTCCTTGCAACCATCAGAGGGAGAGATAACTGTCAAGAACTACAGCATGAAATTGAAGATAGCAGGAGACACTCCTGCCATAGATATCTATGATAGCGTTCTACAGTTGACGGAGACAGAAGACCCTGATGAGTTTACAGAAGACCAAGGTAAAGAAATCAAAGCAAGCATTCGGTCTAATCTGAGAGACTTCTTAAAAGAACTAGTTGAGTTCCACAAGTTATTGAAGACCGAGGAACTAAAGAGAATATTCTACGCCGCAGACAGCCGACAGGATTTCATCGATAACATGATTGAGTTCAGAAACATTCCATATGTCTCTCAGGATGGTGAGGACGATGAAGAAGAGCAACCAGAAGAAAGCCTACCAGAAGAAGACTACAGAGAGATAATGGCTAGAGTCGGAATGAAGACAAGAGCAGGAAAGACTACTACAGGCCAGCCATCTACATACTTCCAATCAGGTGCGGCCAGCGACTCCCCATTTGGTAAGGAAGGTGCAGAGAAAATTATGAACACCACTTTGGATATAGGAGACAAGGAGCAGAGAGTAGCCTTGATTATCC